TTTTTGGATAAACTATACTGTGACTAAAATATTCATGACAGAACAAGAGTACTCTGCTTTCACTACCTCAAAGTATATGGGATTATTGTACGAGAATAAGTGTGCAATTGTTTCGTGTACTAAACAATTTAGTGGCAACAATTTGTTGGTAGAGTTTAGTGAAGCAATTGATCTTGATATTGAAAAAGATGTTTACATTCCCTTCATTAGGGAGTATAATAACTTTACCTTAAATGAAACATAGGAGTTTTATATGAACCCACCCAACATTGTAGAGGGACAGGTTTACTACCCACACTTGGTAGTTCCTAATTTGAACTATGATAAAACAGCGTCTTGGTATGAGCTATTCCTAGCTGTATCAGATGATGTCTTTGACATGTTCAAACAGGCAGGATTCTCAGATTCGTTCTTGGTTGCAGCGGGAGGTAAGAACTTTACGCCAGACCCTGTGATTAAGTTCGCTACATGGGCGCATAACTCAGACGGGACTCAGATCACACCACCTATTGTGGTTGATAAGGACAAGAACCCAACTGATGTTTCTATCGGCAACGGCTCTACCATCGCAGTCCAATGGGCTAGGAAGGAGTATGGTAAAGTAAATAAGATAGTTCGACCACAGCTACAGGCAGTTCAGATCCTCAATCTTATTGAGCGAGGTGACATTGCATCTGCTGCACCTGTGAATCTAGAATCACTAGCATTTTAAAGGAGCTACTATGAGTGAAGAGGCTAAGGGCTGGACTTTTACAGCCGACGATGGCACCTATGCTGTAGAGAAATTTACGGATGAGGGTAAGCTTGCATTCAATCTTTTGCTGGAGACAGACAAAGAGTTGAGGGCAGCACAGAAGACTGTGGCTAAACTAGACATGGCTCTCAGGGGATTCAATTCCGCTGTAGCTGGTCAGTTAACTGAAGAGATGCTGGTGGAGGATGAGAAGCCAGAGCCACTTGGATCTATGGACTAAACACAGGGGCTACGGCCCCTTTCTTTTAGGAGGAAGTCTTGACATTTGTAAAACTGCATCAGCCATGCCCTGAGTGTGGCTCAAGCGATGCTCTATCTATCAATGAAGACGGTAGTGCATTTTGTTTTTCATGTAACGACAGATTCAGCAGCAGGAAGTACACTGCATTAACAGGTGAGGAACCGTTAGGAGAAAGAGCCATTAACGTAATCAATAATGAACCGCTAACCTTTGCAGAGGAAGGCGAGTATGTTGCACTTAGGGACAGGAGTATATCGCAGGACACAGCTAAGAAGTACGGTGTTAGATGTATCACTGGCCCTGATGGATCAATAATAAAACACCTTTATCCCTACTACAAAGACAAAGAGATTGTAGCCTACAAGGAGAGAGTCCTTGGCTCTACAGGTAAAGAGAACTTCTTTACTAGAGGGGCTATCAGGGAGGCTGGTCTTTTTGGAGAACACATCTTTCAATCAGGAGGGAAGTATGTCACCTTGGTTGAAGGAGAGTGTGACGCTATGGCAGCTTACGAACTACTAGGTTCTAAGTGGCCTGTAGTAAGTATACGTTCAGGTGCTAATGGTGCAGAGCGTGATGTTAAATCCTCACTAGAGTACCTAGAAAGCTTTGACACAGTGATCATTAACTTCGATGAGGATAAGGCAGGGCGGGAAGCAGCGAAGCGTGTAGCTCGTCTACTAAAGCCTAGCAAGGCTAAGATCATGTCCCTCCCTGAAGGATTCAAAGATGCTAATGACATGCTCAAAAAGCAGGATCACAGGAACTATGTGCAAGCATGGTGGGCTTCCAAAACTTATACACCGTCTGGTGTTCTTAGTGTTTCAGAGAACAGGGATAAGTATAAGAACAGAGAGAAGGTGCAGTCATTTCCTTTTCCTTGGGAAGGTTTGAATGAGAAGCTAGAGGGCTTACGTCATGGTGAACTGATCACACTGACGGGTGGTACTGGTCTAGGCAAGTCAAGTGTTACACGCGAACTAGAACACTGGCTAATTAAAACTACACCTGACAATGTAGGAGTGATCGCACTAGAAGAAACATTCAACAGGACTGTCGATGGCATTCTTTCTATTGAAGCAAATGCCAAGCTTCACATTGACAGGATAAGAGATCAGTACACTGAAGAAGAATTAGATAAGTTCTTTGATGTGATGTACGATGGTGAGAACAACAACCGTGTCTGGATTCATGCTCACTTTGGTGCCAATGACATTGACTCTATCTTCAGCAAACTAAGGTTCATGATCATAGGCTGTAACTGTAAGTGGGTAGTCATTGACCACCTCCACATGCTTGTGTCTACCACAGTTGAAGGAGATGAGCGTAGATCCATTGATGCTATCATGCACCGCCTCAGAACCCTTGTAGAAGAGACAGGAGCAGGCGTTATACTTGTGTCCCACCTTCGCCGTGTCGATGGTAACAAAGGCCATGAGAATGGAATAGAGACAGGACTGAGCCACTTACGGGGCAGTCAGTCTATTGCACAGTTGTCTGATTGTGTCATCTCACTTGAACGTAACCAGCAATCTGATGATCCACTAGAAGCTTCGACAACCAGAGTACGCATCCTGAAGAGTAGGTACACAGGTGACGTAGGATTAGCTACGCAACTTGTATTTGACAATGAGACAGGTAGACTCAGTGAGGTACAGGGGGATGACATCAGTAACTCCCCGTCTGAAGACAAAGAAATAGCACTGGGATTTGAGTAATGAAATTAGTTTTCGACATAGAGACAGATGATCTAGATGCTAAAAAGATATGGTGCATCGTTGCAAAGGATGTAGTGACTGAACAACTATATACCTATGGGCCTGATCAGATCGAAGAAGGTTGTGAATTACTTTGTAGTGCTGATGAATTAATTGGTCATAACATCATAGGGTTTGATCTGCCTGTACTCAGAGACTTGACAAGGTTTAAGACACTGGGTGTAGGACAAAAGATCGTAGACACTCTGGTATTATCAAGACTATTTGATCCAGTGCGAGAGGCAGGACATGGACTGAAGGCTTGGGGATACAAGCTAGGCTCATCTAAGATAGAGTTTGATTCTTTTGATGGCGGCTTCTCATCTGAGATGCTGGACTACTGTATACAAGATGTTAATTTAAATCTAAAGGTATACCATGCACTGAGGGAAGAGTCCCGTGGGTTCAGTAAAGAGTCATTAGAAATCGAACATGCAATTGCAGACATACTAAAGGAGCAAGAGCGTCATGGATTTTTATACGATGATATGGCAGCAGAGTTACTTCTTGCTGAACTACGCGAGGTGGTCGCTAAGACAGAGGCCAAGGTTAAGCATGTCTTTAAACCAAAAGTCACAAAAACAAAGCTCTATCCAAGAGTCACAAGACAGGGAAACCTAAGCAAGATGGCAGACTCCTGCTCTTTTGCTAGTGGCACTGGAGTTAGACTGACTAAGGCAGAGCATGACTTGATGACTTTGAAACTATCAAAGGCAAACTACTGTGTAGAGGAATGCTCACCTGTAATACGCAGCAGATCTAAAGACTTTAATCTAAGCTCTAGGCAACAGGTTGGTGAGTACCTACAAGACTTTGGGTGGAAGCCTACGGAGTTTACTGCACACGGTAGACCTATAGTAAATGAGAAGACACTAGCAGAGGTCAAGGGTATACCCGAAGCTGATCTGATAAACGCATACCTCATGTACCAGAAGCGTGTTACTCAGATTGTTTCTTGGGGAGATGCGGTTGAGGAGGATGGCAGGGTGCATGGCTTTGTCATACCTAATGGTGCTATTACAGGACGTATGACACATCGTGAACCTAACATGGCTCAAGTACCTAGTTCTAACTCACCCTTTGGTGGCAAGTGTCGCGCACTGTGGACGGTTCCACAAGGGCATAAGCTTGTAGGTATTGATGCTAGTGGCCTTGAGCTACGAATGCTTGCACACTACATGGACGATGAGGACTACACAAATGAAATCATTAACGGAGACATCCACACTGCTAACCAAAAACTTGCAGGACTTGAATCAAGAAATCAGGCTAAAACATTCATCTATGCACTCTTATACGGAGCAGGAGATGAAAAGCTTGGCAGCGTGGCAGGAGGAGGTAGATCGGTTGGTTCGAGACTTAGACAATCTTTCTTCGATAATCTTCCAGCATTCAAGAATCTTAAAAATAGGGTTGCAAGAGCGGCAGAAGATGGCTACATTAAAGGCATAGATGGCAGGAAGTTATTTGTTAGAAGTCAACATGCTGCTCTCAATACTTTGTTACAGAGTGCAGGTGCTATCGTTATGAAGAAGGCACTTGTTATACTTAACGACAAGATCAAGCAGCAGAATCTGGACGCACACTTTGTGGCTAATGTTCACGACGAGTGGCAGATAGAAGCAAGAGAGACAATAGCAGACGCTGTAGGCAATCTAGGCGTTGAGTCAATACGAAAAGCAGGTCTTTATTTTAATTTAAATTGTCCGTTGGATGGAGAGTACAATGTCGGAAGCAACTGGTCAGAAACACACTGATAGAATAAAATTAGAAAGTATCTGTAATGATGAAGAGAGCATGGGATTTTATGCATCCTTTGAAGACGGTCTAAGTATACAGTACGAACCCGCAGGAAGACTATCGCACTCTACAAAAAGAACTCTTTGGATAAACGCTGATCCTGCTGAAGTTGATATAGCTTTCTTTGATGGTCAGTTTGAGCAGGGGTTTAACACTCCAAATGAAACAGGAGTCTGGTTGTCTTATGGGAGCAGTAACTTACTATACCATGAAGACGTAGTTAACACCGTCGATGTTTATGAGACTGATACTTACAATGAAGATGACCATTTAGGATGTCCTACTTGGCCTAACTGTAGAGAAGCGGGGTGTGGTGAATGGTGATGTCAGAAACAACTGGTCAGAAACGCATTAATCCTAAAACAGGTCGGCCTTATTGGTATAAAGATGATCCTGAAAAAGGAAGAAAACGCGCAGTTAAAAGTAATCGCACCCAGATGTATGTTGATGGTAAGTACATTTCTAAATTTCATCCACTACATAAGCCGGGACGATACAAAGGATTTACTGACGCAGCGTTTAGTTCCCTAGATAACTACGAGAGATCTACAGATGGTGAAGTATATATTATATACAATCCTTCATTTCCCGGCTGGGTTAAAGTTGGGATGGCTGTTGATTCCCAAGATAGATTAAAGCAGTATCAAACATCGTCACCCTATAGAGACTATGAGATTGTAAAATCCTATAAGGTATCTGACAGGCGTGAATCTGAAGCTAAGGCTCATGAAGCTTTAACTATAGAAGGCCGTGGTCGTAAAGGTGAGTGGTTCTACATGGGGTCTAATGTAGCCGTTACAGAACTTGATAAACTATTCGATACTGGAGTGCAATTTGAACTCTTCTAAAGATCTTGGCACCTTAGTAGATGACATCTATTCTAAAATAGAAGTTCTTTCTAGTGGAGAGGACATCGAACTCACCGATGAGATGATCTCAGACTTTGGTGAAAGCATGAAGGCTGCGTTGGTACATTGGTGTACTCCCAAGAAACAGTCAAAAGGTTTGCGTATGAGCAACATAGGCAGACCTACAAGACAGTTATGGTACGAGCAGAAAAGTGACAAGCCTCCCCCGCCTCTCAAAGCACCGACTCACATTAAGTTCCTATACGGTCATTTGCTAGAAGAAGTACTCCTCTTGTTAATTAAGATGTCTGGACATGACCTCAGTGACGAGCAGAAAGAAGTTGAAGTAGATGGTATTGTGGGTCACATGGACTGTAAGATAGATGGAGAAGTAGTAGACATCAAGACTGCATCTAACTTTGGATTTAAGAAGTTCAAAGAAGGAAGCTTACACACTGACGATCCCTTTGGTTACATGTACCAGCTTGCAGGTTACGAGGCTGCTGAAGGGACAAACAATGGTGGCTTCTTAGCTATCAACAAAGAGACAGGAGAACTTGCATTATTTCGTCCGGGAGACTTGACAAAACCTAATGTAGGGACTAGAATAGATGTACTAAAAAGTAATCTAGAATCTGAAACCCCTCCTGAACGCTGTTACACTCCTATCCCTGAAGGAAAGAAAGGCAACATGCGCCTTGGATCTGGCTGCACTTACTGTGGTTTTAAGAATCAGTGCTGGTCAGACGCTAACAATGGTAGAGGACTTAGAGCATTTAAGTATTCCAACGGTATAAAGTATTTCACAAGGGTTACATCTACCCCTAATGTACAGGAGTTGTTCCTTTAATGAGTCCAAAGATATGCAAAAGAATTAGCAGGCAGACAGATGCCCTGCTACTTAATTGGTTAAAAACTCTTGTGCCTGAAGAGGAACATGATAAAGTTAATTTAAATAACGTACATCAGTTCTTACCTGCACAAAATTACTTCATGGTCAGAAGGACTTTAAGATTAAGTTTCTACTCTCCCAAGTGGGTACGCAAGTGTATAAAAAAATTAGTAAAGCAGGGTAGAGAAGTTGAAAGCATAGATATGGAAGATCTACAAAGGTTGGTGACTCATTAAAACTAAAAGTGGTTGGCGAAAACCTAGAGTCCCTAGACCAAGGCTTGTAAAGAAAGATGGTAACAAGTATGACTCTATCTGGGAGATGGTTCTGCATGAATCAATCTTGAAAGATTGGGAGCACCATACAGAGCATGTACCATATGTCATTGAGCATAAGTATGAGCCTGATTTTGTTAGAAAGATTGGCAGAAAGACTATACTACTTGAGTCTAAGGGTAGGTTCTGGGACTTCCAAGAGTACAATAAATATATCTGGGTAAAAAAAATACTTCCCAAAAGCACAGAACTGGTATTCTTGTTTGCTAATCCATCAGCCCCTATGCCGGGAGCCAAGCGCCGTAGAGATGGTACTAAGAGATCACACGGTGAATGGGCTACAGCTAATGGATTCAGGTGGTTCAGTGAGGACAGTATACCTGACAGTTGGATTGATAAGAAAGCCAGAGAGTCTGAAGACTACAAGAAGCGTAACGATAAACTAAATGTGGAGATGCAATGAAGAGCATTGATGACGCAACACCAGAAGAGTGGAATAAACTTAATAAAAAGAAATCTTGGGTAGATCATGTAATTGAGCAAGAAGACCAACATAATAATCACCCTGTCTTTGGTGAAAACATACCTGATAACAGCAGTAAGTTTGACTCAGTTAGCAAGCCAGAACACTACAACAGCGGCGGCATAGAGTGTATTGATGCGATAGAGGGCATGCTTAATCACGATGAGTACATAGGCTATCTGCGTGGCAACTCTCTCAAGTACCGATGGCGCTACCGCTACAAGGGTAAGCCCATAGAAGACTTGCGTAAAGCAGAGTGGTATGAAAATCGTTTGATGAACTATTTGTTGAGGCATCCTAGTGAGCAGCTACGATAGAAAAGCAGAGCGTTCTGCTAAGTTCCATAAAAGAAAACAATCTAAAAACAAAGCTCGTACCAAAGGGTATAGGAAAGAGCAGCTACAAGAAAAGGACGATATAGATGACCTTAAAGATTGGAAAGCAGGATTACTTGGGGATTCAGATTGACTACGATCTTGAGGAAACCTTAACTACTTTTTCACTAGAAACTCTAAAGGATAGATACCTTTGGGAGGATGAGACTCATGCTCAAGAGGCTTTTGCTAGGGCTTCAATATTCAGTGCTACGTTTCAAGGAACTACTGATTACAATCTTGCACAGCGACTTTACGGTTACGCAAGCAAGGGCTGGTTCGGTTTTAGCACTCCTATACTTAGTAACGGGGGAACCACTCGCGGCTTACCTATTAGCTGCTTTCTCAATTATGTTCCTGATTCAAGGCGTGGTCTTTCTGATCACTATGATGAGAACATATGGCTGGCAAGTGGCGGTGGAGGCTTGGGTGGATATTGGGGTGATGTTAGAAGTAACGGCGTTTCAACTTCTAACGGTAGTCAGTCTACTGGTAGCATTCCATTCATGCACGTAGTTGACAGTCAGATGCTTGCCTTTAATCAAGGCGTGACAAGGAGAGGTTCTTATGCGGCATACATGGACATCACTCATCCAGAGATTGAAGAGTTCATCGCTATGCGTAAGACTACTGGCGGTGATCTTAATCGTAAGTGTCTTAACCTACACAACGGAATTACAATAACGGATGAATTTCTTGAAGCTGTTAGAGGTGACGATCAGTGGCGATTAATAGACCCTAAATCTAATCAAGCTATTAAAACTGTGTCTGCTAGGGACTTGTGGTGGCAGCTAGTGCATACTAGAGCAGAGACAGGGGAACCCTACATTGTTAACTTAGATCGCTGTAACGAGGCTCTACCACAGTCTCAGAGGGACATAGGACTAGAAGTACGCCAGAGTAATCTATGCTCTGAGATCACACTACCAACCAGTGAGGAGCGTACAGCAGTCTGTTGCTTATCCAGTGTTAATCTAGAATACTTTGATGAATGGAAAGACGATGAGTTCTTCATCAGTGATCTAGTGAACATGTTAGATAATATCATTGAACACTTTATTGACAATGCTATACAAACAGTAGGTATAAGAGAACAGTGCGACACCTTACAGGAGTTTAAGTATCATGTTGACTTGGATAAAAAAGGTTTTACAAAAGCCGCTTATAGTGCATATAGAGAACGTGCGATTGGTCTTGGAGCGATGGGTTTTCATAGTTACCTTCAACGTAATGGAATCCCTTTTGAAGGAATGTACGCCGCCAGCTTCAACAATAGAGCGTTTAAACTCATCAAAGAGAGATCTCAGATGGCTTCCCGGAGTTTGGCTAGAGAGCGTGGGGAGGCTCCTGACATGGCTGATAGTGGCTATCGTAATTCCCATCTCCTTGCTATTGCCCCTAATGCTAGTAGTAGTATTATCTGTGGTGGAACAAGCCCTTCTATTGAGCCTACAAGGGCTAACGTATTTACGCACAAGACTCTCACGGGATCGTACAAAGTAAAGAATAAATATTTGGAGGAGTTACTTGAAGATAGAGGAATCAACACAGAAAAAACTTGGAAAGATATTGCTGCTGCTGAAGGCTCTGTTAAAGACTTGGAAGAACTCACGGAAGAAGAAAAGGAAGTATTTAAAACAGCGCCTGAACTTAACCAGATTTGGATTATCGAACACGCCTACCAGCGACAGAAGTACGTCTGCCAAGCACAGTCAGTAAACTTGTTCTTTGAACCACCACCAGCTACTGCACCACAGGAGGTACATGATGAGTATTTGGAGTACGTTAATCACGTACATTGGACAGGAGCTAACAAACTCAAATCTATGTATTACCTGCGAACTACAGCGGCTAGAAATACAGAGAATGTTAACATTAAAATCCCAAGAATCAACTTAGAAGAGGAGTGTTTAAGTTGTGAAGGATAAGATAAAAAAAATTAAAGATATTATAGACTACTACGATCTAGCTGAAGATGAACGTAGATTAGAATTAAGAATATATAAAGTAAGATGGATATGGTATCATACTATCCTTGCTATAGGGCTGGGTTTTGTGATTTGGTTACTATACGATATTAATAACAAACTTGGGAGTCTTATATGAAATTTAAAATATTGTTAGCTTTATCTTTATTGTTTACAGCTTGCAGCACTACGTCAGGCGACGGTAGCAAGTGGAAAAACTTAGGGCCTGATCAAGTTAAATGTGAAAGCCATGAGTTTAAAATGTGCAGCTACTACGGCGCACTTTACATTTGTGAATGTAGGTTGGCATGACAGAAGAACATCCAGTATACAGGGCTAAATTTTATATACCAGAGCTAAAAAAGTCTGTATCATGGAAAGAGTACCTAAACTACTACAATGACTTAGATGAGCAATTTTGGATGTACAGTTACTATTGCTCTCAAATGTGGGCAAGTTACATGGATGACAAATGCAAGAGGCGTGAAGCACCCTTGAGCTACAAAGAATATGT